ACTGTGCCGCGGCGGCGTTCACGTTCGAGGCGACCTGCGGGAAGGTGATGGTGAACGGGCCGGTGCCCGTCACGGTCACGGCAGCGTAGATGCCGCCCCACGCCTGGATCGCCGTCTGGAGCGTCGCAGCGGCCACGTTGTAGGCGGCCACGTAGGAGTTGCCACCCGAGGACAGCGTGAACGTGCCACCGGTCGGCGCACCGTTGATGGTGAGCGTCTGGGTCTGGTCGCCACCGCGCCAGTACTTACCGGACACGCCCTTGGAGAACGAGGCCGGGAAGCCGGCGAGCGTGGTCTGCGTGTAGCCGCCGTTGTTGATGGAGTCCATGAACAGCGGGCGACCCTGGGTGTCGGTCTGCAGCTGGGCGTCGACCTTGAACCGCGGGTCAGCGGCGATGCCGGTGAAGTCGTAGTTCTGGTCGATGACCTTGCCAGCGCCGTTGACGATGTCCGCGTACAGGCCACCCGTGGCCTGCGAGGCGGTGCCGAGGGCGACGCTGTTGTTGGACATGGCGAGGTAGTCCGAGAACGGACCCGCGCCACCGGAGCGGAGATCCTTGCCGTTGATCGCGGCCTGGTCGAACGCGCGAGCGATCGCAGTGGGGAGATCCTGCTGCAGCTGGTCGTACAGGCCGGCCGCGTTCGTCATCACGACCTCCTGGGAGACCGGGACGAGCAGGGCGACCTTCTTGCCGACCATGGTCTTGACGCCGACACCGACCTGGGCGGCAGGCTTGACGCCACCCTCAGACACCCACCCGGCGGTGGGGATGTCCATGGGCACGGGGATCGCGGTTGCAGCGGACACCGACAGGGGGACCCTGCGGGCGAGCTGCATGACGGCCGAGGTCTCCGACGCCTTCGCGAAGATCGGACCGGTGATGGTGGGGGGGAGCAGAGTCCCATTGACAGCATTGAGCTGGGTAGCCATTGCGGGTTGCCCTTTCGGGGGTCAGGCGGGCCCTACTGTTTGTTCAGCTGGCCCTGGAGGATGGATGCGAACTCGGTCGCCGGGGACGTTGGTGTCGCCCCGTTGGCGCCGGATGCTTGCGAGTGGTCCGGGCGCGGTGCCCGACGGCCCGAGAAGGCCGCGTACTTCGTCTTGAGCGCTGCGATGGCCTGCTCGTCGATGTCTCCTGCGTCTGTCACGAATCGGGACAGGTTCAGGTCTTCGGCGATCGCGTCGGGGTCGTCGACCAGCCCGGCAAGGGCTGCCTTGACCTCGGCGCGGGCGATCCGCGTCAGTGCTGCGGTGGCGCGCTCTTCGGCCGCCCTCTGCGCCTCCTGGGCGCGCTCTTCGGCGGTCTTGGATGCCTCAGCGAGGCGGTCATACTCGGCCACCTTCGGCTCGGCGTCCCGCAGCCGCGTGCGGAGGTTTTGTGCCTCCGTGCGAGCCTTGGTGACCTCGCCCAGGATGACTTTGCGGGCTTCTTCGTCGATACCGGAGAGCAGATCCTCCAGGGACTTCTTCTGCTCTGTCGGCTTGGGTGCCTCAGGGGCCACGGCCGTGGGCTCCTGCGGGGCGTTCTGCGGTTCTGCTGGCTGTACGGACATGACAAAGCCCTCCTGGGGCGTGTTGGTGATTCCGCCTCCAGGGCGGGGCTGTTACTTCGCGGTGCGAAGTTGCTTCCGCAGGCGCGCGAGTTGGGCGGTGCGCCATGCGGAGTCTTTGAGCCCTTCGGTGAGGGCGATCTGCTTCTGCACTTGGGCTTTGGACAGCCCGTGCAGGCCCTTGGCGGCACCCTTCGGGCCACCGCCCTTGGCACCGGTCACGGTGCGGCCTTCGACGGCCTGACGAAACGCGACCCTGGCGTCATGCCCTGAGCGACCCTTGGTGGCTTCGGCCCAGAGCATCTGCATCTGCCGCATCCGGTAGGACGGCTCATAGGCGTTGAACACCGGCTCGGCGTGACAGTGGCAGTTGTCGTGCGCTTGGAAGTCCGCCGAGCGCTTGGACGTGTAGAGGAACCCGGCACCGGCGCGCAGCGCGAGCATGATGCAGAACGAGCAGGCCCCGACCTCGGTGACGCGCGCCCAGCCCTTCGCTGCCGGGTCCTTCAGCGCGTTGCCGATGATGGTGTCGCGGCCCTGGTCGAGGACGAGTTGAGACACCGACTCGGACAGCGCGTCGAGGGTGGTCTTCTCGGACTCTGGGGTGACCGTTCCGTACAGGTTGGAGGTGGCCCAGCCGATCGCGTCCTCGATCACCTTGTCTGCGGGGACCGGGGCGACCTTGAGGGATGCTCGTGACGTGACACCCGCCGCAGCGCGCTCGTGTCGGTAGTAGTCCAACGCGGCCGTGGCAGAGGCGCGGCCATAGTGCTGCACAATCGCCCGGACCGCCGCGGTAAACTGAGGCAGGGTGCCCTTGATGTTGTGAGGGTCAAGCAGCGGCCTCGCCTGACGCAGCAACGCCGGGATGAGGGAGACCAGCGCCTCCTGGCCGACCTGATGCTCCTCGGCCGGCGAGGGAGCCTCAGGCGCTGCCAGGGCTGCCACTGGCTGGCTTTCCGGTCACAGGGCCCGCGGGACTCGCGACTGCGCCAGGGTGCTCTGCATCCTTGATGGCCGTGGTGTCGATGCGCAGAGCCTTCGCAGACAGCGAGTGGGCGATCTCCTCCAGCATGGACTGGCCCTGGTCGTTGAGGCGGTCCTGCTCGAGGCGCTGACGTTCAACCGCCGTGTAGCCCAGCTTCTCCAAGGTCACGTCCGAGGTGGCCGGGATCATGCCGCCCTCGACCTGCTTGAAGATCGCGTCCGTGGTCGCGGCCGGTGTCGGGGTCGCGGTGTCGGCCCACACGGTCGTGATCGAGTCAGCATTGGCAGGCAGGGACCCGTCGCGGATCAGCAGCGCCAGCTTCATCACGTCACGCCACGACTCGCCGAACATCTTGGTCTTGCGGTCGGCCTTCAGCTTCAGCCGCATCTCCGTGGAGCGGATCGCGTCAGCCGATGCCGGGTTGTCGGTGGTGTAACCGAGGACGTGCGGCGGCAGACCCGTGATCGACGACATGATCTTGGCGTACATGTCGATGACCTTCGTGAAGACCGTCGGGTCGTAAGCCGTGAACTGGCCCACGGTGGGAATCTCTCCGTCCGCGTCCCGCTCAAGGGCGAGCACGCGGCCCATGTACGTCTCCCAGCCCGACTTGGCCGTCCCATCGGCATTCTGGAAGTCAGACTCCTGTGCGCCGAGGATGTAGCGCTGCGGGGCGGAGTAGAACTCGCGCGCCACCTCAAGACCCTGCAAGGTTCGGCACGCGGCGTCCGTGATGGACATGATCTCCGGGGTGATCTCCGACGCCCCGTCGCGGGCGTAAGACCTGGGACGGTTGGCGATGCGCACCAGCGACACGACGCCCAGCTTGTGCTGGTCACGGTCCATGACCTTCCAGTCGCCACCGTCCTGCACGCAGAAGATCGTCTGATCCGGCAAGTAGAGGGTTGCCTCGCGGCGACCCTCGAAGCCGTATAGGCGCAACGCTGCGAGCATCTTGCGAGTGCGCGCGTCCCACTCGACCGCGATGTCCAGCGGCGACTCCACCGAGATCAGCGGTGTGTCCGAATCGTCACCCGACCCAACAGCGACGAAGCCCTGCCCGAAGACGAGGGAGTCTACGTGCGCCAGTTGCGACTCACCGTCAAGGGAGTTGGCCTGCCACAGCGCCTGCAGGTCAAGGTCAACCTCGGTGGCATCGTTGAACCGGAAGCCCTCGACGTTCAACCGCTCGTCAAGGGCGTCCACGCACACGCGCGGCCACCCGAGTGCCACCTTAAGCTGACGCATCTGCGGCGGGATCGCAATGCCGAGATCCTGAATCCGCATGGTGCCGCGGTAGTAGGCGTCTCGGATCTCCAACTGGTAGCGCTTCGACTCCACCGCGGATGTCAGGCGAGTCACCAGCGCCATCTCGTCCGATGAGAGCGTTGTGAGCGTGAGCGAGGCTGGCACGACTGCCGTCGGCTGCCCGTAACTGACCATTCCGAAGGTGTTGTCGGCTGTGGTCATGTCAGGGGTGACAGTCATCGGCGCACGCACCCCTTCTCAGTTCATGACGATGACGCGGCCCCTGCCTGGGGTGCCGGTCTTGATGGACAGCAGGTAGATGCGCCGCAGCATCCGTGCGCCGATCAGACACACGGCGAGGTCGATCTTGTGGCGAGACTCGCGGTTGTCCTTGCGAATCGAGATGCCGTACTTGCCAGGGGCGCGCTTCGCGTTGCGCAGGTGCTCCTCGAGCCATGACGACTCAAGGAAGGTGACCTCGCCGGACTCGAGCTCGGCGAGGACTTGGTCGCACGCCTCGACGAACGTCTTCTGGTTGGCCTCAAGGGCCATGTCGAACGCGACCGCGTGTGCGCGGTTACCGGTCTTCACCGGGTGGCACTTCAGCCGGCGCCCGTAACGGGTGGACCACTCATCCACGAGCGGCCACCAGAACCGGGCGTCACCCTCAGCGTCGTCATCCTTGGCGTGCGACGGGTCGAACCAGAACGCCTGTACCCGGTACTTCGCGAACGCCTCGATGACCTTGTGGTCCAGCGCGTCACGGTCGACGATGCGGCCCTTCTTGGGCTGCTCAACGTGCAACACCTGAGCGTGACCGTCGGATAGGCGGCAGGCGATCAGGCCCGTGGCGTCGTCCGACTTCGACCCGTCACCGAACAGAACCACCGCGTCACCCTCGACCAGCGCCTCCGGCCGCTTGGCCTTCGCGATGTCCTTCGGGTCGGCCCACGCATCCTCGGCGGCCGTGATCTGGTTGTACCACTTGCGCCGTGACTCGCTCGCGGGGTTCGATGGGTTCAGGATCGACTTGACGATGCGACCATTCGGGCGCGTGTCCAGCCATGTCGAGTCGCCAGCGATGGAGCGGACCACCTCGGGCGCGGCGTCCGCACTCAAAGGGGCCTCGGGGGGTGCCTCGAGCGAGTCGTACAGCAGACCGAAGTCCATCGACCGCGGAGGCTGGCAGTCCAAGCAGTCGGGCCACTCCGTCAGGTCGCGGTGCAGCGCGCAGCGGGTACCCACCGTCGCGTCATACGCCTCACGGACCCGCTGACCCACACTGTCCTCGCCTGGACGGTAGGCGTTGCACAGATCCAGCATCCGAGCCGCGCCGTCCTCAGACTTCGCAGCGTTGCCCTCGATCGCGCCGGCCATCTCATGACCGCCGTTAGAGGTGAGCCAGTTCTGCGTCTCATTGCGGATGATCGTCGTCGGACGCCCACCCTCAATCGCACGAACCGACGCCGTGGCCGCCTCGATCTGAGCCGTGTCACCCTTGGCCCACACGTTCAGCTTGCCGATCTGGATGCCGTACTTGGCGCGCGTCACCTGCGGGATCAGCGACGGGAACAGCTTCATCGTGTTCTGCGTCTGAACCTGCGACACCGCGAGGATCTGCACCCACGGGTTCGGGCGCTCCATTCCCACCGGAACGTCGCCGTCCCAGTGGGAGAACACGGCATCCTCGGAGCAGATGTCCACCGCGGCCACGGTCGAACCGATCGGGTCCTTGCCGTGGCCCTTCAGTCGCTGCAGGACCGCCGAGTGGTACAGGAACCGGCCGTCCGAGTCCAGCGACCAGTACCACAGCAGGAAACGGGCCTGCTCAAGCGTGTACGTCCATGGGCCACCCTTCGGCGCCCGCAGGTTGAGCCCAGCCCACGCAAGGTTCCGCCAGCCGAGCGAAGCCTGCGGCAACACCCAGCCGTTGTCGTACTGCCACGTCGGACCGATCTTGACCGGCTCCCACGCCAGATCGGTGGGCGGTGCGGCACGCTCGAACTGGTCGATATACCAGTCGATGACCTCGCGGTACTCGGCATCCTTCGGCCGAACCTGCGACGCAGCATCTGGCCTACGCGCCACGGCTTCGGTGAGCAGTCGGAGCCCACGACGACGTCGCCGCAGCCCGGTTCTGGTTCACCGCCACCCCGGCACCATCCGCAGGCAACTTGATCCGCGCCAGCAGCGACCCGACCGTGGAAGCGTGCGTCTTCTGCTCGGCGATCAGCGGGTTCAGCACGTCCTGGCCCGTGGAGCCCTTCGTCAGCAGCGGCTGACCCACCGCCGCCTCACGCAACGCAGCCATGATGTCCGACAGCCGGCAAGCGTCCTCAAGCCAGCGCAACTCGTTCGGCTGCAGCTGAAACTCCGAGGCGTAGCTGACCCAGAGCGCTAAGCCAGTCTCGAGGAGACCAACCGGGGGCTCGTGGTACAACTCGGGCTTCTTGGATGCGGGCATGGCGGCCTCCTGGGCCTAGGGAACCGGCCGCCAGGGCCGGTGGGTGACACCAAAAAATGGGAATCAGTCGCACGCAGGCTGACGGCTGCT